CAGGATATGATACGTAACCTAGAGAAGTGTCATGTATCTCTTGATGAATTACCTAACAGATATCAGATACAACTGAATGATACTCATCCATCTATTGCAGTAGCAGAACTAATGAGACTGCTTGTAGATGATAGACATTATGATTGGGAACATGCATGGGAGATTACAACTAAGTCTATTGCATACACAAACCATACACTCCTACCAGAAGCACTAGAGACTTGGAGTCTTAAACTCTTTAAGGATTTGTTACCTCGTCACCTAGAAATAATCTATGAAATTAATCGTAGGTTCCTACAGGTAGTACGTCTTAACTATCCTGGTAATGATGAGATACAAGAGAAACTATCCATCATTGGTGAGGGTAGTTACAAGACTATACGCATGGCGCACCTTGCTACAGTAGGTTCACATCATGTTAATGGTGTTGCTGAGTTACATTCAGAACTAATCAAGACTAAGTTGATGCCTGAGTTCTATGACTTATGGCCTCATAAGTTTACGAATGTAACCAATGGTGTTACACCACGTAGATGGTTAGCATCGTGTAATCCAGCATTGACTGAGGTATTGGATGAATATGTTGGACCTGATTGGTTAACCAACATGGATAAGTTGAGACAACTTGAGGACTATCAGAATGATTCATCGCTACTTGAGAAAGTTGCGGAGGCTAAGATACTTGGTAAGCACAGACTTGCTGAATGTATTGCTAGTAGTTGCGGCATTCTGGTTGATCCTAGTAGCAAGTTTGATGTATTGGTTAAAAGAATACACGAATATAAACGTCAACATCTACTGGCTCTCCAGGTTGTGCATCAGTATTTGCGTATTAAGTCTGGTGAGTCCTTTGTTCCCAGAACAGTTATCTTTGGTGGTAAAGCAGCTCCTGGATATTACATGGCTAAGCATATCATTCATTTTATATGCAGCGTTGCTGAAGTTATTAATAGCGATCCCGCCACACAAGATGTCCTTAAGGTAGTATTCTTACCAAACTACAGTGTGAAGTTAGGTGAGAAGGTATACCCTGCTGCTGATGTATCAGAACAGATTTCTACTGCTGGTAAGGAAGCATCTGGTACAGGTAACATGAAGTTCCAAATGAATGGTGCTGTTACTATTGGTACATTAGATGGTGCTAACGTAGAGATACGTAATCAAGTAGGAGAAGAGAACTTCTTCTTGTTTGGTAAGACAGAAGATAGGTTGGATGAGATGAGATTGGAGGGATACCATCCTCAAGATTTCATTGGACCAAAACTTCAAGAGGTTATGGATTTAATTCAGTGTGGACATTTCAGTGGTGGTGATAGGTATAGGTTCAAACCTTTATTGGATAACTTGATGTACCATGACCCATTCTTTGTACTGGCAGACTTCGATGATTATGTTGATGCTCAAGATGAGGTTAACCACCGGTGGACAAATCGGAAGGAATGGAATAGAATGTCATTGCTAAATACTGCACGGTCTGGTTTCTTTTCCTCTGATAGATCTATCAGAGATTACTGCCATACCATTTGGAACTATGACACCCATTGACAACGTTTATACTAAAGAAGAAGTAGACATGTTGGTTCGTGCTGCAGTTGCTGAAGCACATGAGATGGACCAAAAACTTATGGCAAAGCATAATCGTAATGCTACCATCATTAGCATGATACTTGGTTTGATTTGCCTTGCTTTATTTCTTGATGGATTGTTAAGGATACTTGGTATTATTCCACCGTTTATGGATTTAGATGTGAATGTTATTGATGACGTTGTAGATAAGGTAGAGAAAGATATAATGCCAATTGTAGAACCGTATGTAAAGAAGGGATTACAATACATCCCAGGACGATGATGGACAATCTTTCCATTTTTTTATTTGTTATAGCAGGCATCTCTACACTTGTAGGTGCTTTCTATTTGATGGCTAGTGCTGGTATGTCTAAGGAGGTGCAGGATTATAATTGGCACCCTATGAAGGATGGTGGAGTAGAGTCACCAGAGTTTAAGAAGTATATGAGAACTGTTACTAAGAGGGTTCATCCAGAGATGAAGGATGTAGAACCTGGTACTGAGTTAATGGGTGTTACCTTTGATAAACCAGACAGTTGTAGTCTTGAGGAGTATAAAGATCTTCAAGCACGTATAGAAGCATTAAGGGCAGAGTTGGAAGATGATGAGGAAGAAGATGATGATGATGGTGTAATTGTTAGAGTATGACTTACACTGTAGGTGATAAAGAATATGAGGATTGGACAGAAGCACAGGATGAGGCTGTACGATTATTGAATGATGGTGTAGAATACGTACAGATCTTGACGGATGGTGGACTCCTTCAGGAACTAAATTTAGAAAGGGGGATACAACCCCAACCTAATTTTAGTACTCATGTATTAGCACCTTATTATTGGAGATTACGTTATGGATAAAGAATACCTTGATGCTATCAGGCAGTGGGAAACTGAGTACCCTACTATGGAGGGTGTTAAGTTAACAGATCAACAAAAAAGAATTTTGAATAAAGGACCAGAACATAATGAAGGGATGATATATGGTTCCATGTATAATGCTTGGAAAAAACTTAAAGGTTACGACTAATGCAAACTTTAATCATTTTTATGTCCTTCCTGGACTTTATATTTTATCCTACTATAGTAGCAACATTAATTGCTGTTGTTATTGAACAGATACTTAGGAGGGTTGGTAACCCTGAATGGCATAGGGATTCAATGATGATACAACGTGCTATGGGAGTACGTAAATTCTTTTATAGACAAGCAGTCATAGTTAATGTACTATGGTTCTTAGGTTACGCTATATTACTATTCACCGTAGGGAGGCAGGCACCGCAGCAAATGCCTGATATGATATGGCAGGGTTAGAACTAACAGACATGAATGTACACAAGGTTCTGGATGAGATCCGTCCTTACATTGAGGCGGATGGTGGCATCCTTGAGTTTGTTGCGATAGATTATCTCAAGGAAGGTCCAATTGTCATGGTTAGAATGTTGGGTGCTTGTGCAGGATGTGCTATGAGTGCTCAGACAATGACTATGGGTATTGAAAAACTAGTTAAAGAAAGATTCCCTGAAGTTCAGAGAGTGATATCAGTATGAAAATAACACAGAAGATTATTGATGACCTCACTGAGGCATTGGCTCATACCAAGAAAGATGGTACTGAGAATTGGAAGGATGGTGATGAGATTGATGTGTGTCTAGGTGGCACCTTTGCTAATGACAAGTTTATTTCTTTGATAAATCGCTCTAAAGATAAATGAGTCTTATGAAAGAATTGATTAAGGGCAAAGTCAAAACTGTCTATGCCGTTGATGATGTTAATCGTGTCATGATAATGTATCATGATAAGGTTACTGCTGGTAATGGAGAGAAGGAAGATGTTATTAAAAGTAAAGGAGAGATTAACTGTAAGATAACTGATATTCTTTTTAAGGAACTAGAGAAGCAAGGAGTACAGACACATCGTGTTGATACTATAGGACATACGATGTTGTGTACTAAGGTGGATATTATACCAGTAGAATTTGTAGTTAGGAATGTTGCTGCTGGTTCTATTGTTAGACAGACAACGTTGGAGCAAGGTAGGGAGTTTGAATTTCCTTTAGTAGAATATTATCTGAAGGATGATAGTAAGAATGATCCATTGCTTACAGAGGATCGTCTTACCTTGATGGGGTATGATAATCTTACTCCTATTAATATGAAGTGTCTTGCCATTAACATGGTACTCAGAGACATCTTTTCACGCATAGGACTTACACTTGTTGATTTTAAATTGGAGTTTGGACACGATGCTAACGGCAATTTACTCTTGGCTGATGAACTATCACCTGACTCCATGCGACTCTGGAAAAAAGGAACGCAAGAGAGCATGGATAAGGATATCTTTAGGAAAGGAGACGGGAACATAATTCCTGCGTATCAAAAGATACTTGACGATCTCTTAACATTACTTTATAATAAATAAGTCGGCGGGAAACCGTCCATATTACCCCAAACCAAGACCACGGGGATTCCTTCGGGATTAGTCTTATCATACAAGTTCAACCGCACTCATTTTTCAATGACAACTCTCCAAAAAAGGGAGCAGTCGCCATTCTATAATTGGGAACAGTTCTGTCAGTGGGTTACTTCTACTGATAACCGCCTGTATGTTGGTTGGTTCGGAGTCCTTATGATTCCTTGCTTACTAACGGCTGCTACTTGTTTCATTATAGCGTTCATCGCTGCTCCTCCTGTCGATATCGATGGGATCCGTGAACCCGTTGCTGGTTCACTTCTATACGGTAACAACATCATTTCTGGTGCTGTAGTACCGTCTTCTAATGCTATTGGAATGCACTTCTATCCCATATGGGAAGCTGCTACTCTAGATGAGTGGCTCTATAATGGAGGTCCATACCAGTTAGTAATAATGCATTTCCTTATTGGTATCTGTGCCTACATGGGTCGCCAGTGGGAATTATCTTATCGTTTAGGAATGAGGCCCTGGATCTGTGTTGCTTACTCTGCACCCGTCTCAGCTGCCTTTGCAATATTCCTCATTTATCCGTTCGGACAAGGAAGTTTCTCTGACGGTATGCCGTTGGGGATCTCAGGGACGTTCAACTTTATGTTTGTCTTCCAAGCGGAACATAATATCCTTATGCATCCTTTCCATATGTTGGGAGTTATCGGGATGTTTGGGGGTTCTCTCTTCTCTGCTATGCATGGTTCCTTGGTTACCAGTTCGCTCATCCGTGAGACAACTGAAAATGAATCACAGAACTATGGATATAAGTTTGGACAAGAGGAAGAGACATATAACATCGTTGCTGCCCACGGGTACTTCGGTCGTTTGATATTCCAGTATGCATCGTTCAACAACAGTCGTTCTCTGCACTTCTTCCTGGCAGTATTCCCAGTCGTTTGTGTCTGGTTTACTAGTATGGGTATAAGTACAATGGCTTTCAACCTGAATGGGTTTAACTTTAACCAGAGTATCCTAGATTCTTCTGGTAGGGTAGTTCCGACATGGGCAGACGTGCTCAATAGGGCAAACCTAGGTATGGAAGTTATGCATGAAAGGAACGCTCACAACTTCCCTCTAGACTTGGCATCTGCTGAGACTACAGAAGTTGCATTACTTGCTCCTGCTATAGGTTAATTTAAAATTGAATATAAAAAACCCCTAACTAATCTTAGGGGTTTTTTAATGCATGGACATAGATGAGCAGGTATCATTAGGACATCTTCTACTGCAGGATAGGAAGTGTAAGAAGTGTGGAGAGGTAAAGAACCTTATTGATGGTTTCTATCGTACCAGGAAGGACAGAGGGACGCTTCCGTCGTCTTATTCATATGAGTGTAAGGTATGTACTATAAGAAGAATTGTTTCGAATCGAAAGAAACCAGAACCTACGGACTGGACATACCCTGACTGGTAGTGTTATACTCAGGACAGTCAACTTGAATTCATGCTACTGAACATTCTCACTATTGCTGTAGTTGTTGCTGTACTATGGTTTGTATTTGTGTTTCTGGCAGACCCAAATAAGATGTAATCATATATAAATTTTGAACACCCATTATTATTAATGAAAGATCAGAACTCAATCACCGTAGAGGAAACTCCAAGAGAGAAGTACAATCGGGGGTTGGATATCTTCATAGAGTCTGTCCAAAAACCTGATAGTACTCTTAGAGCATGTGCTCACAATCAAAAATGCTTTAACGAACTAATGGAAGTTCGTGAATCTGTATTAGAACATCTCAAAACCCTACGCAAATAAAAATGTCACAAGAGTTTGTAGTCTATTCTAAAGACGGTTGCCCTTATTGCGATAAGGTGGTAACTTTATTACAGTTTGCAGAGTTAAAACACGTGGTGTATAAGTTAGGACAACACTTTACACAGGAAGGTTTTATTGATGAGTATGGGGTTGGTGCTACCTTCCCTCAGGTAACATACAATGAGAAACGTATTGGTGGGTGTTCAGATACTATTAAGTTCTTACGGGAACAGAAACATCTGGAAGTCTAATGGACATTTATGCAGCAGTAGATAAAGCAATAGATGAGGTAATGACACGTGACAGGTTTGTTTTAAACCTTTATCAGTTTGCTAGTAGTTTAAATTTAAAACGTGAAGATATGAGTGAGTTTCTTCACAGCAGTGTTGCTGTTGAATTGAAGAATCTTGTGTTAGAATTAGATGAGTATATTAAAGGAGGACGTGACAATGAACATCAACAGTTGCATGAGGCTTATGGACACATCCCTAAACCTAAAGCACGTAAGATCAGAAATTATTTTTATGCTATGATACAGGATGCCTATCGTTATGAGCGAGACAGAAAACCAGGAAGAAAAAAAGCCTAAATTAGAAATAAATAAAGGTGTGGAGTTAATGCTCCGCAACAAGAAGAAACTAGTAAGGAGGGAACCAAAGTCATTCCAGTTTAAGTTTGGACAGATGGTTTCTTTCTTTAAGAGAGAGATTCACATCTACTTTGAATTTTCATTAGACATTAGAAAAGGAGTAGATTAATGGACGAGACTCTGATAGTTACCTTGACTTTTACTGCATTAAGTAGTATACTTTTTTTATTAGTAGGTTTTGGAATCGGATGGTTAGCACAAGGACATGCTATTAAATCTAATCCATACCACCGTGACAATCTACATCCTGAGATGTATGATGAACATGGAAATGTTATCCCTGACACAATTTTAGCACTGAGATTCGAAAATGCCGACAACTTCCCAAGCGATCAACCAGGAACCGGAGAAGAGTGGAGTGACCCTAGCGAGTGGCCCGAAGAAGAGGGGTAGAAAACCCAAGAAGGCCCTTCCTAAAGTTAAACTGCCACCTAATCCTTTTCAGTCTGAGATCCTTGACTTGGTTAACAAGACAAGAGGAAGAGATAATAAGGTTGAACTTCTTCGAGAGTATCGTAATGATGCCTTAGTATCTCTTATGATATGGAACTTTGATGACACCGTTGTGTCTGCTCTTCCTGAAGGAGAGGTTCCATTCAAACCTAATGATGCTCCTGCAGGCACCGAGCACACCTCTCTGAGGCAGGAACAGCGTCACTTCTATAACTTCATACAAGGAGGTAACAACTCACTCTCTAAGACTAGGAGGGAGACTATCTTCATACAGATACTTGAGACACTACATCCTACTGAAGCAGAGATACTTTGTTTAGTAAAAGATCAAAGACTGGTAGCAAAGTATCCTACTCTGTCACAGGACTTAATTGCAGAAGCATATACTGATATTGAGTGGGGTGGTAGAGGAGGTACCAAATACGAAGTAGGAGTTGTTCAATGATTTCTACTCTTCATGAGAATTGTAACCCTCAAGAAGACAACAATACTAAACTCCCATACACTGCTTACCTTGTTGAGTATAAGGTAAAGGTAGAGGATGATTATGAGATTCGTTATGACATTGCTATGGGAGACAAGCAAGTGGATGTTTTTGATGCATACTATGATAAGTATGGTAAGGATGGATTCATTGGTATGAAACAATCTGAAGGTAGGGTTCAACCTAATCGTTGGAATGTTGCACCACCTCCTACTAAGAAAAAGAAAAGGAGGAGAAGAGTACAGGAGGAAGAGGAATGAAGGATGAAGAACTTAGAGCACAGATAGATGCACTTATCCGTGATGAAATACAGGAAGGAATTAACGACTACATAGATGAAACTGATAAAGATACGGAGGTTGCCAAGGAAGAATCAGATGAATTAAAAGTTAAGATATCCAATGATGGAGTTGATAAACTCATCAAAGAGTACAAGAGGATTAAGAAAAGTCAGCGTTCCAATCTAGGACAAGTGAGGTTATTGGATCAACATGGGAGAAGAATTAACAAAAATTGATACCCAGGGGATGAGTGGCCCCACAAATCCTAATTATGATCCCAAGAAGGATAAGAGAGAGTACAAACCTGCTACTGTTACTCCAAGGAGATTGTTTACTCCTCAGATGGTTAAAGAGATGAGGATATTAATCAATGAAGTATTAGATGAGAGAGAATATAAGAAGAGAATGGCAGGATCTTATGATTATGTGAAACCTTTACCACCATCATACTTTGATACTGAACATTTCAAACATTATGTTGGAGAAGACGAACCACCTTACCAGGATTGGAGTCAACCATGAGACTAGGCGTAATGTGTTCTGGAAATGGTACAAATTTCGAGAACATTGTGCGTACTTGTAGAAGTGATGAAGTTGTGTTGATGATCTATAACAAAAGAAAGTGTGGTGCTAAAAAGAGAGCACAGAAATTAGGGATACCTCATGTTAATATTAAAAGTGCAGAAGAAGATCAAATTATTCAACTGTTTAATGCTTGGAGAGTAGATCTTATTGTTCTTGCAGGATGGATGAGAATAGTATCACCAAAATTAATTAATGCTTTCCCTAATAGAATAATAAATCTTCACCCATCTTTACTTCCAAAGTACAAAGGGTTACATGCAATAGAGCAAGCGTTAAATAGTGGAGATGATGTTACTGGTGTTAGTGTTCATTATGTTAATGAGGAATTAGATGGAGGAGAAGTAATTCTTCAAGAAGAAGTTCCTATTTTACCTGAAGATAGTGTAGAATCATTGACAAAAGTTATTCAGAGAAAAGAGTATGATCTTTTACCGAGAGCAATAGAATATGTTAAGCAAAGAAACCAGATTAGTGTTAACTGATATCTGTTGTAGGGTAAAACTCAACAGGAAGGTTACTCTTGAGGAAAGAATTTGGATGCATAAATTGATAGAACATAACAGACATGCATTAGGAATAGCAGAAAGGATAATGTGTCCGGACAAGATTGAGGACTGTGAATAATTGTATCAGTTGATACACACCTGGTTGCCTATATAGAATATATGTGTTAGTATTAACACATCGTTCAACCCATTCGGGTCGCAAGTAAGTCGCGGAACGGAGCGTTCATCCCATGATTCCTTTTTTGTTGGC